AGCTCGCCCATGAAGGCGACTTTTCGGCGACTGATTGGGCGAGCGAGTACACATATTTTAGTAGTGTACTTTTGCGAAAAATTTTTCGCATTTTTGGGTTTTTTGACTTTTTCCAAACTCAATATACATAAGGGTTCTAGATTTTTATTTTGTTATAACATGATACAACATGATAGAACTTGTTATAGCAAAATAATTGGTGTAAAATAGCCTTACTTTTCTACTTTTGGAGTTACGTCATGGGCAAGTATTTTACACCTGTTAAAAAATCACGTTCAAAAAAGCAATCCACAGCTGTTGAGCTTGGTCGAAAAAAGCATGTAGCGGATTATTCTGAATCTGATGGAACATTGGGTATGCGTGTAAACTCAACTTTAAAAAAAGATTTTTCAAAGTTGTGTGCCAAAAACCATACAACAATTTCTATCCAATTAAAGAGATTTATGCAGTTGGCTGTTGAAAATAAATCTTTGTCGCCAAATGATTGGGCAGATTTTGAATTTTGGTCGCAATTTGAGTAATTTATTTTTTGAAAAAAAATATTGACAGGCAGGGCGGATATGGTTTACCATGTCCGCACTACTAAGCTAAAAGCGGTCATCACTCCGTCCAAGTGATTTTTTGTCTAAAATTCGTCTTATGACGGGTTGATAGGGGTGAATACAATACCGAAAGGAAATAGCCCCAGCCGTCTTTTAGCGGTAGTTTAAACCCGTTGCCCTATGGCAACTTCACTAACTAAACTAAAAGGTGTTCTATGAACAGTCAAATGTTTGAATACGCCCAATATTTGGGCAAGTCCGTTTCTTTTTTCTATCAGCCTATGCCCACAAAGCCGTTTTATTCGTCTTTTTGGTGTAAAGTCTCTGGCAAAGTGCAAGCCGTTCTACTTGATGAAAAATCTTGTGAATTTGTGGTAAATGATGAGTTTTACGCATTCTCAAAAGTGATTTTTGTTTAATTAACCTTTTCCAAACAAATACCCTTAGATTATAATCTAAGGGTATTTTTTCGGTGTATTGTCATGCAATTTTCTTTACTTTCTTTGTTTGCTGTTGTAGTCAGCGGTCTAGTTTGGCGTGTGCTTGCCAGTATCGGTTTTGGCTTAGCAACCGCAAGTTTTATTAATTATGTGTTAGATGCGTATCTTGTACGCTCCATAACGCAAATGAACACATCATTACACCCTGATGTATCAGCTTACCTTAACATCGCTAGGGTGGATGACTGCATTAGTGTAATGATAGGTTCACTTGTGTTTGTCGGCACGTACAAGAGCCTTAAACTTATCTTTGTCCGCAAGTGATGAAGTTATCCACATGAACGCCTGACCGCCTTACGGACTGTGCAAAGTAAAGCGAACCCCATATCGCACGTTTACTTTGCTTACAGTCCGTTGGCGGTCGTTAGGCGGATTGTGTATAACTTCTTGTTGTAGTTACTTTTTTTATTCTTTTTAAAACTTCGCATAATACCTACGTTATGTTAGCTTGCGAAAATACGCCCATGCGATAATATTCTGTATCGCATGGGCGTATTTATACATAACGTCGCATTATGAGAAGTTTTATCTATTAAAAAAGTCTCTAAACCACTTCTCTATCTTGTCTTGGTCTTTTTCCAGTGCTTTTTTTAGTTTGATGATTGAGCGTATCTCGGCAATCATCCAAACAGCAAAAATCACGAAAATGACAAGCAAGTAGGTCAAAAATATGTTTAACATATCACACCTAAAATTTGTTTAAGCTCGCCCATGAAGGCGACTTTTCGGCGACTGATTGGGCGAGCGAGTACACATACTTTAGTAGTGTACTTTTGCGAAAAATTTTTCGTTATTGCGTTTTTGGTGGCGTTATCACGTCATCATCTTTTCCCAGATACTTTTTGCGATATTCCAAAACGTCTTCCGCTGTGACTTTGTCAAGATGTTTCATTATCAGGGCGTTTATTACGTCCGTATTTTGTATCTCAATTCTTAGATTGTACTTGATTTGCCATTTGGTTTGTTCCAATTGGTTTAGTAGCTCGTTGCGTACTCTGATTTGAGTAGATGACATAATCACTCCAATTTGCAAAAAATGTAAAAAATATTGTATCATTTGTTGCATTGTTTCGGTGTGTCATGGTATCATACAAAAATTGTAACGTGTCAGTGTTTCAATGTGTCTTTGGAATAAATAATGCTTGATACCCTAGAAATCCATATTCCCATGCAACCGCAGTTTTGTTATCAAAATGGTGGTAAGTTGTGGAATATTGTCGGCGAAGTCGCCCACTATGGATTGACAGGGTATGGGGCTATTGTTTTTGACATTGAAACTAAAATGTTAAAACCGATAGGCGAACAAAAGCATGCTTATGAGAGTTTGCCGTCATCATTTGGTGGCATGGCGTTTAAGTTTTTATCCCACAATGTGGCAAATACTTTGCCCTATGTGGCGTTAAAAGCGTCCGCTAAGTTCATCCAAGGTCACAATGTTTTTGGCTCTGAAAGTGTCCAAAAGCTCGCTTGTGAGATGCTCGCCAAACTCAAAGAATGTTACCCTGTTTTTTACTGTTTTTTGGACATTCCAAAGGCAAGGATATCAAGGATTGATGCCACTTACTCCGCTCGTCTTGCCGATGAGAGTTTAGTTGCGAAAGCCCTAGATTTCTTGCGGAATGTATCAAGTGGATTTAGACGTAAAGACACCGATAGACGAGATTTTTATAATACCGTCTATTGGGGTGGTGCAACGTCAAGGAATGGTACTGCTGTTGCTTATGGTAAGCATAACGACCTAAAAGAGCACTATAAAGATTTGGTTAAACGTTCAAAGAATGGTTGCAAAAAGTCATATGAGTACTTGGAGAGTATCTTTTATGACGAACTTTTGGAGTACTCAAAAGGCTTGCTCCGTTTTGAAAGCCGAACAAAAGCAAGGCTTTTAGAAAAGATGGGTATTCCTACAAATTTGTGGGCGTTCATACGCTACCAAAAGAATAATCCGAATGTTTTAAAAGCCTTGTGGCGATACTGGTTTAATCCAATCTTAAAAGCGATGGAAGGTCAGGTTATGCACCTAAATGATGATGAACGTATTAAGAAACTTTGCTATGAAAAGTTGTTTACTATTACCAAAAAGGGCAAGATTAGCCATACCAAGGCTAAGAATGCCTATAACTTTTACATGCGTTTAAAGCAAAGCGGTTGGCAATCTGTCAAGGACGATTACAACCGTAGAGCATTTGAGATTAATGTCAAATCATTGGTTGATTTAGGCATTCCAAAGGCTCTTTTACAAAATATTGATAATCAAGCTGATAATGAGATACCAGTATTCAGATTGATTAATGTGGATTTCACCAATCAGCACCCAGACCCCAATTACCAATATTTTGATGATGAATTTGCAAGCTTTTATCAGTTTGACAAATTCATTTACCCCACGCCACAACCGCCCCCATTGCGGTTTGTGGCTTAACTTTAAGCCGATAAGGTAATTTTATGAAAATTGTGATTAAACGTATTGAAAGTATCGACCGTAAGGGCGTTAATAAAGACAGTGGTAAGGAGTGGCATATTGATGCCACAAACATTATCGCTGATGTACCTTTTGAAGATGAAAAATCTGAAAAAGACAATAGCACCATTGCTTTTGGATATAAAGACATTGTTTATCAGGTTGGCGAAAAGCCAAGTTCTCAAAACTACTATAAACTAGGTCTTGATAAGCTAAAAGGGCATTTGCCCATGGAGTGCGATGTTGAGATTGCTCAGGGGTTTGATAACTTCGGTAATCCAAAGGTTTGCGTTATTGATATCAAGCCTATCAAGAAAGTAAACCCATAATGAATATAGATAAAGAGCGTAAACTCGCTATGTGGGTTGTCACGCTCGATAATCATATTCATGATGTTTTTAGGTCGTATATTAGTTGGTTGCCATTGTTTAGTGTTACTGTTCCAGAATTTTTGGAATATTACAAAAAACATGGTCAGCACAATATAGATAAGGTTTTAAAAGATTAATGGCTAAGTATGTTTGTGTAGAATTGGTTGAAAACACCTGTCAGCAATGGCAGGAGTATTCAAATTCTATCGACATGCTTGCCATTACGCAAGAGCAGGCAAATTTGATTTGTCTGTGCTTGATTTTGGTGTTTGTCAGTGGCTTTCATTTTAGAGCCATTACAAACTTAATACTTGGACGACGTTATTAAGGTTGAAATATGAACGCTCGTAAATTTGAAATCGCCAGACTTGGCAAATACGCAAAACAATCTGCTGTTGTAGGTGCAGTTGCTTTGACGTCCCAAATGGCTTTGGCTGCTGGGCCTGATACCACGCAGGCAATCGAAGCCATTAAGGGTATTTCCACTTCTACTGATGCCGTCGGTAATACTTTTATTACCGTGATTGTTGGTATTGTGGTATTCGGTTTCATTATTGGCATGCTTTGGCGAAAAGGTAAATAATGAACGAACCGAATATATTAAATTGGTTACAAGTTATAGCCACTTTAATATTTATGTGGTTACTTGTTAAGTAACCACATTTTTTATTCCATAATAATAAAATTTTGCTTTTTTAAATTTTATTATTATGGAATGCGTTAGGGATTGCAGTGGAAATACTTTGTTAATAATTAATATTAGTTAATTGCAATATTTTTATTTCTCGGTAGAAAGAATGAAAAGAGTGTTAGTAAATAAATGAATTAGCTAACAAAGATTGTAACGTAAAGCCCGACCCGTAGGGAACGCCCAAAATATTAAAACTATCCAATAAGTGAATAAGATAATGCCTATTATATTAGTTACTGGTGCAAATGGTCACGGAAAAGGGCAGTTTGCAATTAGAGAGATTTTAAGATTACAAGATGAAAATGATAAATTGGAGAAGCAGGGTAAACCACGTCGCCAAATTTATGCAAATATCCATGGAATAAATCAAGATGGGGCAACACCGCTTAAAGATGTTTTGCCTATTCCAAGCGAAAAAATATTTTTCGGTAAACAAGATAACCCCGATGACCCCCCACCAGATGGTTATTTTGTTCCGCCTATTGGCTCGGTGTTTATGTACGACGAATGCCAAAAGGTCGATTGGATTAAACAAAAAAGCGGTGCTTTGTCAAATGATATAAGAGTGCGTAGCATGGAAGAACATAGACATGCTGGTCTTGATATCTATTTGATTACTCAATCACCCAATTATATCCATAGTCATCTATTTGATTTGGCAAGCCCCCATTATTATGTAGAACGTGCCTTAAATTTGCCTCAGGCAAATGTGTTCAAATATAATAAGGCTCAAAAATCCCCACAATCATCGTCAATCAAGGCAAAGGCAGATGACCAATTTTTTATCAGTCTTGGTAAAAAATATGGTCAGTATTATAAGTCAAGTGCTGAACACAACATGAAAGCCCAATTACCTAAAAAGTTGAAGTGGGCTATTGGTATATTATTTGTTTTAATCGCATGGACGATTAACAGTTGGAATAAAGCAGGTTGGCAAGTTGGAACAAATAGACAAGCTGATGAAGTGCAAACAGCTAATACCGATGATGAATTTTTAGATTCTGTTAAAGAGCAAACAGAGCTAAAAACTTTGCAAGAGAAAAGGGCGTTAGAACAACATAATAGACGTATTTATCTCATTGATAAACAATTACCCACCGATTATGAAGTTATTAAATCAGAACCTGCTTTACAGGTTCGTGGAGTAATGAAAATGGGTACTACATGCAGTGCTTATAACACCTACGGCGATTTGATGATATTAACATTACAAGAATGTGAATATTATCTAAATCAAGTTGGCAGAGTGCATAAGGCATCTCATAAAGAGACGGTGGATAATCCTAAGTCTCAATCCAACACCCAAATAAAACCCAAAGAGCAGATTTAGTAACAAGATTTCCTTTTTTCTTTGTCTTTACAACACAACCTAAGGCAGGCACAACCATGACCCCCTTAAAATTCATATTCTTATACCTACCCGCTTGTTTTGCTTACTACACGTTCATTTACTCGTTACTCATCATGGCAGGATGGGCATCCAACCCCAATGAGTTAAACCCAGATGATTATGAGCCTGTGGCACAAAAGACCCTACAAGACGGCAGACAGGTTACCTACCATGTCGCTAAATAGACCCATTTGTATATTGAGCCTTTTGCTTGTTTGTATCCCTGCCCATGCAAAACCTGCTTCAATACCAAAAATCCCCAAAAACCCATCAGTTCTTGCCTTAGAGCTTGCCACAGGTGCAATCTTACAAGGCATTGGTTGGGTCATGGATGAGGGTGTAAAGACCCATCAAATCCCTGACACAGCCACAGCCGATAACACGCATACAGATGCTCCAAGTGTCGGTACAGATGCCCAAATAAAACCGCAGGTACATTCACTAGAATACTTAATTGCTGGCAAATCCTTTGGCTCAGCCGAAGATGCTTGTAATTATATGTTCGGTGATTATCTGACCAAAAGAGGTTATAAACTCACAAGAAGAAGCGACGGTACTTATTTAAAATCAGTTGATGTTTATTTGGGAGACAATCGTTTTTCTTCCATGGGTTTTTTTCGTTGTCATGCCAATATCGGTTATGCTGGCACCGACTATAATTACAACATTGGCGGATGGACGACATCTTACGATGGCAACATCGTGTTCAAAGGCACAGACAGCACGGTAAGAGTTACCATGACAGATGCGTATAAGCAAAGACGAGATGAAGCGAGAAAGGCGGTG